CTTCAAATCTTTTATAAAATCTAAACCAATTTCTAACGGCTCAATATTTTTCTTATCACGCGCGTCCGATAGTGCGGTGATTGAAGTTACTTGGCAGCGTAAAGTCGTAATAGATGAATCGCCTAGCGTTACTGTGTGGTTAGAACCTGCGGCAGCCGTTGAGGAACTTGCACCGATAACTGTATTGTTTATACCACTTACAAGAGTTTGCCCAGCCGCTTCTCCTATTATAGTATTAGTTGAGGCTGTGGTTAGTGAAATACCAGTACGGCTTCCAATACCAACATTACGCGTACCCGAAGTTAAAGTGTAAAGAGAATCTTTACCAACGGCTGTATTTTTGTCGGCGTTTGTAGCAAGTTCTAAAGAACCCCAACCGATAGCCGTACTAGAAGTATTGGCAGTAGAAGTTTTTAGTGCATTGTGACCTACTGCGGTGTTCTCCGTACCCGTAGTATTAGCCTCGAGTGCGGAGCGTCCAACGGCGGTATTTTGATTACCTGTTGTATTAGCCGTGAGCGCGTTTAATCCTACGGCCGTTCCGTAACCACCAGTCGTATTTGCGCGCATAGCATTCTTACCAACGGCAACATTTTGTGGGCCAGTTGTATTGGAAAGTAATGCTTCGTGACCGACGGCAGTATTATTATCGACCGTGGAAACGGCCAAAGCACTAACACCAATAGCGACATTGTTTGTATTAACTGTGTTAGAGGCGAAAGCACCATTACCAAAAACTGTATTAGTAGCTGAGTTTCCTGCGCCTCGACCAACGGTTATACTATTAACACTTATGTCAGTTGTAAAAGGTGTGCCACCGCTAGGCGTAGCCCATTTGACTTTGTAAGGTGAAACTGTTGTATCAGCCGTTAAGACTTGGGCAGTTGTGCCTATTGGTAAATTGTCATAAGTGCCTGAACCTGTGCCAACAACAATGTCACCTGCTGCCGTGATTGTTGTTGCCATGTCATTTGTTACTGTAACCGTGCCGCTAGTGCCGCCGCCGCTAATTCCCGTGCCAGCGGTCACACCAGTTATGTCACCAGGATTTGCTGCAACCCAAGTGAAGTCCAAGTCAGTGTTGCTAGTTTTTGACAAAACTTGTCCCGTTGTTCCGCCCAATAAATCCACAAAATCAGTGTCAACTGCCTGTCCAAAAACTTCAAAATCTGCGGGCAAATCTGTAACCAAATCGGTTGAAGTCGGCATTTGCCAGCCAAAATTGCTTGTTGGATTTGTCATTTGTTCCCCTTTTCTAAGCCACTATTGTGGCATTTTCCCAATCTAATGTCGGCAACACGCTTGCCCACGTTTCTGTTATTGGCACATCATTCCACGCCATTGCCTGCAATGAATAGGCAAGCGGTGACAATAGCAATGTGACGGACAATTCATTGAAACCTGCCCTGAATGACCAGCCTTCAACAAACCCTTGGAATGTTCCCGCGCTCATATTCAATGGCAGATTGACCAGGGCAATGGCTTCACCCATAAAAACATTGATTAAGTTGTCACGGTCGCCATCATCAATTTCAGGGTTGGTCAGGTCAAATGTGATTTCACTAAAAATGGGCTGCGGTTGGGCGCGTAGGGTCAAATAAAATTGGGCTTGACTTAGGGCGTCTGCCGCGTGCTTTATGGTGGTGTTAATAATTTGGGCAAGTTGACCGTACTGCACAATTGAAGTCGCGTCTGTTGCTGATTCCTCAAATTGGCTAGTTGTGCCGTATTTGATAGTTACGGAATTGCGAACGTCACCGACCCGTGTTTCAATCCGCAAGCCTGCTGCCCGTGCGTGGTTTGCGTCTAAATCTACATAACCGTTGGTTGCCAAATAGGTGGTGCGGTGTGTCGAATCGGCATACCCGATAAGCCCCTGGGCGTCTTCAAAAATATAACCTAAACCTGACGTGGCTAGGGCTGAAACCAGGGCATAAACGTTGGTACGGTCTGAACCGCGTGCCGTCAACTCATAATTGCCAGGGACGTCTATTTCACCAAATCCGTTGTTTTCGGCATTTGCCCAAGTAATTGTTGGGTCATAAGTTGCCCAAGTTTCTGCCCCTGGTACTTGCGCCCATGTTGCAAATAAGACTTCATGCAAAATGTCATAAATCTGCGTCCCGTCAAAATCTTGGGACAAAACGCCGTCTGTCAGGGCTTTAGGCAAACGCGCCAATGCACCCAATGCCGTGATTGAATAAGTTTGACTGAATCCAATTTGCCCTGCGTCCCGCACTTCCAACGCAATGTCAACCACGTTGCCACCAAAAATGGGAACAAATGCCGCTGCGCTATCTTTGACTGAAATGCCAATAGTTGAATTGATTGAAACGGGAATTATTGATTGTGTGGTATCAATTAATTGAATTGTGCAAAAACCTGCTTGGGCTTGTTCATAGATATTGGTTCGCCCGCTGCGAATGATTAAGTTTGCCAAAATTGCCGTGGTGTAGGGAACACCATCAATTTCAACTTTCCAAATAGGATTCCAAATGGTCATATTGTGACCAAATTACTTGACCCGCCCGTGCCGCGATACGTTGAACGATTAAGTGTGTCAATCATTGCGCGGGCAGCGTCTTCAGAATTGGTTGCGCCGTTAACGGTTATGTTGATTGTGGGTTGCGCCGCTGCTGCAAGTCGGGCTGCATTTTGCGAATCGGTGAAACCGCCCCCCTTGCTTGGGACTGTTGGGACTGCAAAACCTGTTTCCCGTTGACGTATTGCAAACATGGCTTCACCAATGTTGCCCATTGTTCCGCCTGTTTGACCTGTAATGGCGGAAGCGGCTGCTGCTGCACCAGCCTTGACACCAGCAGTGACCGCGCCTGCCACCGCTGCTGCAACTGCCCCACCTGTTCCCCCCGTGCCTGTTCCTGTCCCTGTCCCTGTTTTTGCCCCGCCGCCTGAAATTGCACCAGGTGTTCCTGTTGTCGCACCACCAGTGCTGCCAATTTTAGGAATTAATGAAATGTCACCAAATGGCAGTTTGTTGTAAGCAGAAATAATTGCATTAATTCCATCAATTGCCCCATTGATTAACGGTTTCAATGCCCCTAAGACTTTTGCAAATATAGCCAAAACAACTTCAGCCACGTCACCAATGACCGTGACGGCTGCCCCAATGACCTTGCCAATGATAGGTGCAAGGAATTTAACTACGTCAAAAAATGCCTGAAAATTGTCTTTGTTATCAACTATAACTTTTTTTAACTTATCAAAAACTACAATCCAGGCTTTGAAAATTGGTTCAGCCACGTCACGAACAACATTGACAACGTCTGTGATTATCTTGCCCAAACCTTGTCCATTGCTTAGACTGAAAGCACCCGCAAATGCTTCAATTGCAGGCAGTGCATTTTGATTAATAAAATTCATTAATTTTTCCAAAATAGGCAACAAGGCAAAACCAATTGTTTCTTTTGCTTCATTGAATGCCACCTGCATGCGTGCAATTTTTCCTGCGTAGGTTTCGGCGTTGGCCGCTGCTGCCCCGCCAAATAAATCCGTCAATTTGCCCTGGACGTCCGTGAATGTCATTGTTTTCAATTCGGCAGCAGATAGACCAATCCCAAGTTTGCCCAACGCTGCCGTGTTGCCTTCAAAACCTTTTCCTAGCGCATTTGAAACCGTTTCAAGCGGCTTGCCCGTAGCAGCCGAAATGTCCATTGCCATTGCCAATAATTTTTGCGCTTGTTCAGTGTCCCCTGTTGCCCGTGCTAACCGTGCAAGGCTTGGGCGCAAATCGTCATCTGCAACACCACTTGCCAATGACATTTTTAGAATTTGTTTTTCAGTTTCTGCAATCTGCCCTTTTGTTGCACCCGTTGCGTTTTCTAGGGCAAGGGCAAGTTGGGTTTGTGCTTTCTCATCTTCAATGGCTGCTTTGACGCCATCAATTCCAATTTTAATTGCATAGGCGGCGGCAGCAGCGGCAGCAGCGGCAAACGCTGCCCCAATCATTTTGCCTGCCTTGCCAATCTTGTCACCAAACGTGTCAACGTCAGCCGCGCCTGCTTTTAAGGATTTGTTCAGGTCGGAAACGTCACCAAGAATTGAGAGTTTAAGCGTGCGACTGCCAGCCATTAGTTAAATTCCTTTATAATTTTTGAAAACGATTCTTCCCAACGCTTTACAATTTCAGGTTGGGCAGCGCGCAAGGTTGGGTAAATAAACCAGCCCCGTGACCCACGCCCTTCACGCCCTGACCAAACTGGAAACTGCTTCCAACGGTTTGAACCAAATTCAGCCCCGCCCCACACTTGTTGGGTCGTTGCACCGCCGCTAAATTTCTGACCAGCAAAACCAAATGAAATTTCACCAATCTTGGACGACTTGGAAACTTTTGCACCTTCGGCAACTCTATTGTCAACCAAATTACGCGTACCCCTTGACGCCGTGACGATTCTGCCTTTGACCCATTCGGCCAGGGCTGAAGTTTCTTTTTTTGCTTGGGCAGTGGCTTCTTCATTCATTGCTTTGAATGAACCAATGATGGCGCGCAATTCCTGCTTGTCATAACCAATGGTCACTTCATTTGCCATTGTTCCGCCCTTCCAAAATTTCAATCACGGTCAAAATGTCTTCAGCGGTTTCAAATTCGTTTGGGGCTAACCCCGTTGCCAGGGCTAGTTCCCAAACTACTCTTGCAAGGCTTCCGACTGGATAACTTTTGGGCTTTCTTCACCCACAATGACTTCAGAAATGCTATCTGTCCAGGCTTCCAACGGCTTGACTGGTTTGCCACCCGCTTCACGCCGCATGGCGTGATAAGCCAAAAACACTAAATCTGAAATGCCAATTTTGTCTTGGGCTTGTGCAATTGTGTTGCCCGTTGATTTCTCCCAACGTACCCACTCAGGCGGGGCGGCAATATAAGTTGCCTGGTCGCCATTGTTGAATTCAATTGTGATTGGTAATTTCATTTTCTTTTCTCCCGATTCTAGGTTTTAGAATGTTTCTGTGACTTCGCCTTGGTAGACCTTCCAAGTGAACGTTACGGTTTGAGCGTCCATGCCCGCACCACCCGCGCTTGGATAATTTAGCAATGCGTCAAATACAAATTCCGCGCCTGTTGTCGCTTCCATTGTAACTGTGACCGTGCCGTTTGGTGTTGTGTCGCAAGCAGTCCAAATTGCTTCACACACACTGTTTGCCTTGCCCCAATCCGCAAGCATTTCCAATACAAATTCCGCTTCAACATTAGTCACAAAATAGGCTTCCCCATCAAGTGTTTGATATGTCTGACGGTCAAATGTTTTTGTTAAAACTGCGCTGGTCGCTTGGGCTTCAATGTCTGTTCCACCTGTGAAAGACAACGAAATGTTACGACCAGTTAAGACTGTTGTTGCCATTTCTTTTTCTCCTTAGTTCGTTTGCGTGTAATAGGTTGTAACGTTTATGTCAGCCACCAACATTGGACTTTGACCCACTTCCAACACTGTTGGCTTTTCTATCGTTCCCAACTCATATCCTGCGGGCATTGCCGCAAGAATTCCGATTATTAGTTTTTCCAGGTTATCTAATGAACCTGCATTGCTATTGGACGCAACAATGACGCTAATGACAAAATTAATTTGAACCTTTGTTGTCGAATTATTAATCAAGACAACTTCCATATATGGTGAACCTGGCAAAATACAAATTGCAGGCGGGATTGGTGATTCAGGCACGGATTCATAAACGCTGGCTTCCAAGGCTGAAAATGAATTTGCTAGGGCAGCCCGTGTTTGTGAAATGCTGGACGCTGGCATTATTGACAAACCGTTTCAACGTCAAGGTAGGGCATTAATAATGTGGACACCCTATTGGTCAAACTTCTGCCCATTCTGTAAGGCGTGCTGGTAAAATCAACACCTTCAATTTGTCCACCTGCTGCAACGCGTGATTGGAAGACTTCAACGCTCACTGCCAAAATTGCTGATTCAATTGCAGGCGTTGAAGCATAAATTTGTGCGGCTGAATAGCCCGATAACGTTGCCTTGCCGTTTGGAATAATTTCACGCAATGTCACGTCACTTGAAACAATTGCGGCCGTAAAAAAATGAACACCAATTAAATCGCCCACTGTAACGGTTGCAGTGAATGGCGCGGGCAATCCCGTGACTATGACGCTTTGACCTTCAACAAAATGGTGTGCGCGTTGGGTGTAGTAATAAGCCACGTCTGTTTTTAATTCGTAAGCCGTAACTGCTGAAACGTTGGCAACCAGCATGGGCAAAATGACGTCTTCAGCGGTGTTGATAATTTCTTCCAAATAGGCGTCTGAATAAAGTGAAACGGACACACCAAGCACCTGACGCAATTGACCCGCAGTGACAATGTTTGGCATGTCCGTTTCCTTTCTACTGCTGCGGCAGAATCGGGAGAATCTGCCGCATGATTGTTTTTTTTACTTGTTGTTACGGAACGCGCCGCCCGCAAGTTTAACTGCGACTGCACCGAATGAATAAACGCCAATATTGATTGAACCATCAGCAGTTGATTCTGCCCGCAATTGGTATTGTGTTCCTTCATACCATGTGTATGCAGCAGGGTTAACAATAATCATTGAACCGTCATCACTTCCAGCAGGTGCGGCAAAATCAGCAAACAAATCAAGCCCCGCAACATTTCCGCGCAATGAATCGGGACGCAATGCGCCACCAGCATTTGACGGTTGTGAAGCCATATAAATTGGACGTCCGTTTTCGTTCAATGACATTGTGTTTGCCCATTGGCTTGCACCCATAATTATGTTACGGGCAAAACCAGTGGTGTTTGTGTATACGGTAGCCGCACCGCGTGAAACGTATGCAAGCAATTCAGCAGCCGTTGGAAATGTTGAAAGTGTCGTTGCGTC